GCCGCCGCGCCCAAGAGATGCTCGGTGAGAGAGTCACATCTGAAGCAACGAGCCGCATCGGCGGTCTTGGTCGACGAATCCGACAACGTGAAGTTCCGCATAGTGGAGTTCAGGCGGTTGGTTCTCGACTGTTGAACTCTGACCAAGCAGAAAGGCTTTTCCGTAGGGCTGGCCTCGACTCAAACGACATCGACAACATTCGTTTCGTTGGCGAAATGGCGGCTGCGTTCGGAACCTCTGGCCCAGCCGGTGTTGGCCTTGTTCTTGCTCGCCGTGGCAGTCGTGAAGCGATCGAACTTGGCGTGCAAAAAGCCGTCGAGCAGGGGTGGCTTACAGATACTCAAGCGCGTCGCATTATGCGAGCCGCAGACACTGTTGCCCCCGAAGGTTTGCCGGATGAAATTACAGCAGCCATTGGCGATACAGCCAGAGACGTTTGGGACTCTGCCGCCGCCGACAAAGCGCGTGCGCTTGGCGAAGCCGCTGCTCAACGCGTTCGTGAACTAGACATCGTTGACCGAGGAATGGACGTCTTCGACAGCGCAAGAGACAGGATTCTCGGTCGCGGATCCGAACCAGACACCCCCGCTCTTCCTGCGTCTTCAGGGACATGGGATCCATTCGGCGGCATGGCGTCACGACGGGGAAGCATCCGCAGCGAGGTTCCTGCTCTTCGAGGTGAGAACCCAGAACAGTTGAGGCGACTTGGTCTTGACATGTCGCATAACCCGGATTCGATTGACCAGACTTATTATCAAAACATCGTTGATATTGCTGGCGACATTCGCCTTCCTGACCCGTGGGGTGAGGGACAAGGCAAAACAATTCGCGAATCCTTCACTCAAACAAACTATAAGGATGAAACGTATTTTTCTTCCTACTCGGGCGACCTCGATTACGCGATCGAAGCGGTGCAAGCCTCCGATTTGAGCGATGAAGATAAAGCCCGAGTTGTCGAAGACCTGCAAACCGTTAAAGGGCTGTCTCAGTTGGCAGGCGTTGGAATGTCAACATCAAAGCCGCCGGGTCGTAGCCGAGATCCTTTTGGTGACGATGGGCCAGAAGCAGAATTTGTGCCGCCGACCGCTGAACAACTCGACCAGCAGATCGACGAAATTTTCGATTCGATGCCAGAATCTTTCTTCGAAAATTTTGGCTCGGTACTCGCTGATTTCCAGAAGCGAAAAGAAACACGTGAGCGCAGAGAAAAAACTCAACGTGAGGTTGAGTCTGAGTTGACGCGGTCAGAAGCCCGTATTGGATACTTCCGGCTCCTTGACGAAAACGATGTCCTTGACCGCACAGCACCAGTCGGTGAAGCAACAGTTGCGCGACCACACAATCCAGACCACGAACCAAGTGTGCCTGACCCAGACACGTTGCGATCTATCGACGATCTTGTACAACTCAGCAAGGATGGCATGGTTGTCGCTGACAGCCTGCTCAAGCCAGAACATCGTGAAGAACTCCGCAAACTGCTACTTGAGAACCCGCGAGTTAAAGCAGCATTGGACTTAATCCGTGAACGCGTCGCTTCCGGTGGGTACCTAGACGACGACGACATAGAAGTAGAAACTCGGTCGGGGGCATACTACGCAGGACGAGAACTGGTAGATGCCTTGGTACATGCGCGAGGCATGGATGCAGCAGCAACTCTTCTGACAGACGACGAAATTGACGTCTTGAGATACGTCGATGGGTGGACCCCTGTCTCGCGTGGCGGCAACCCGGAAATGGCGCGCCGTCATATTGAGGGAGATGGTTACCCGATTGGCGAAGGCGTTGATGGCGCCGGTGTTTACTTCGCTGTACAGGGAGGAACCGAACGAATGGGCATCAATGAACACTTTGATGCTGCCGTATACGCTGGAGAAAATGGTGCTGTGATGCAAGGCGTCGTTTCGCCCTCTGCACGTTTTGCCGGTCCGAATGCCATAGCGACTCAGCGCGAGGCATATCGCCTAGAGGTGCAAGCGGGCATACCCCAGAACTACAGTGAAGGCGCTAACCCTTTACTTGACTTGCGTCGCGAACTGGTCGCCTCTGGCGATACCGAAATGGTCGAAGCATTGGACTTGATGGTCGGCACAGCGTCATCAGACAACAATGGGGAGTTCCCGAACGGCTCTGCGGTAATTGCGCTTCTTCAAGGTTACGATGGGCTCGCCAGTTATGGCTCCAACTCCGCAGACAACCGCGTCATTTTGTACAACCGTTCAGCGGTTTTGCTGTCTAGCAACTTGTTAAGTGCCGATCAATATAATGAATTGAAGCCGTGGGAAAAACTGGAGGTGCGAGCCAAAGCGCTCGCCGAAGCACACAATCTGCCTGTCGGTCTTGAGGGAGCGGAACGAACAGAGTGGATTCTGCAAGAAACAGAACGCAGGCTGGGAGAACTCGGATGATTGACGACAGCACCAAATGGGGACGTGACGACGACGTCAAAAAATTTCTTGCGACCGAAAGTATGCAGGTTGTAAAGCGTAAGGACCCTGAATCGATTGCGTATTTCGTTACGGCCTTCCAAGAACGCGCAAAACCAGAAGACGTTCTCGAACAGCACCGTGACTGGTATGAGGCTGCCATGAAGGAATATGAATCATGAAGGCGGTGATGGTCGGTCGTGTGTCTGGTGGCAACTTGTTCTATGTCATTGACGGGGACACCGATGGCGCAATCGTCACTCCTTCTCGTGATGTCAAGCCTGTCAGTTTTTTGTCTTTCGTAACCCGCAAGAAAGTGAGCCGGATTACGAATAGTAAGTTCCATAAATTTTTATGGGATGGAGTTGACAAACCCAACGACCGGTGGGAAAACATTGTCGTGTACAAGGTGCAACAGGTGCCGGAGCACATGCTCGCTGGCGTCGACGTGCTCTCCAACCTTGAAGCCAAGAAAAAAGATGCCCGCTACGACGCGATAAACGAAAAAATCGAAATCATCGACACATTTAAAGTTGCGATTGAAACAGGTTTCCACGAAAAAGCACTTGGACCCCGCATTCGCCCAGCACGGTTCGATCCCAACGCCGAAGATGGCGATGGTGACGGCATTGTTCAGGACGGAACTACATTTGCGAGACCAGCGACTCCCGGCACTAAACCGGCACGTCGCGCCCGACGAGTGCAACGAGCAGCCAATGCGATGTCTAGGGACAGCGGCATGGCGGCACGCCGCAGTTATCTCCCGAGGGTTGGTGTAATTGAGAGATTCAAGTCGCGTGACAAAAAGTTTTACCGTGACCGTTACGCAAAGCAGTCCAAACGAGTTGACGATGCCTTCAACGGTGGAAAGCCGCTAAAGACGTACGGCGACATCGCTTCTGCATTTACGCGGGCGCATCCGGGTTTCGCCGCAGGAACGTCCATGGCCGACTACGTCGAAATTGGTTTACTCAAAGAGGACGAACCAATCTCGATGGCGCACAAAGAGCACGCATACGCGTTTCTGCTTGGCGTCTTGATGAATCCAAGTATCAAAGACATCGATGTGGAAATCCTTAGCCGTGAATCACGTCGACGTTTAGGCAAGGACCCCATCGAAGGCGCCGATGGCGCAGTGGCGTACGGTGCACGCGGAAAAATTGGTCGCGACCGAAACAAAGTCAACGGGTACAGATGGCGAACCGTTGCCAAGGACCGAAAGCCGCGTCTTGAAATGATGTATGCCGACCAGACGTCGTACGACCAGATAGAGGATGTTCGTGTTTTAGGCAACTTTCAGTTGGAAACACACAAAATGTTCATCACGATGCTCGAAGACACCCCCACAGCATTTTCTGACACAAGCGCCCTTTTGCAGGCATTGCAACAAATCCTTGAAGGGACAGGCACGCAAGAAAATCTCAGTCCGGAAGATACCGACGCGATCAGAAAAGCATGGGAAGAAGCACGGGCAATGGCAGCGCGCAGTGTCAACCTGCACGAAATGACGCACCTTTCCAACTATGCGCAAGCATACAAAGAAGCAATTAAGGACCGAGGAATTGAATCACTTAGCGTAGATGAAGCAATTCAGCAGGGGGTTCTCGAACCGATTGCCGACATGGGAGATGATGCAATTCGCCAAGCGGCAATTAGAAGCGACCTCAGGGAGTTGTCCGTAACCGCGCCAGAAGCGATGTTCCGCTTCGCTGCTGAATATCAAAGGCTTATCCAAAGCACCAATCCACGCGACAAGATACTTCTTCAGCGGCTGGTAACTGAAACTCTCAAAGATCCCGATGGTAACGATCTTAAAAAGGGTGAATCTATTGCTAGATGGCTACAGGCTGTCGGCTGGCCCAAGCCAAACGGCACCCAACATGACGCGGATGACCCTCTGCATGTAGACGATCTCCTGCCCTTCTTCTTCACTCCCGGCGCAGGAGGACGACCAGTCTGGTCCGACAAGGATGATCCCTACTATAAGCGGTCCGCATGGGGCCGAAACACTGCTGCCAGCAAACTTGACTTGGCTAACGGCGGAAGCATGGGCATGATCAAGTTTCAAGAGGTGTGGGACCTCGGGTTGCCGGAAACACGAGGACTACCGGCAATTAGCGTTGAAGATACTCACACCCTCACAAAAGCAGTGGCGCAGGTTGCTACGATGTTTCGTCTAGATCCCGATATTAGTCAATGGGACTTTGATGACTCGATCCCAGTGGTCGGTGGCGCAATTTGGGAGGATAGCCCGGGCATTATGCGGGCAATCATGAGTAGCAACGCGCAGGAATGGCTGGCTAACGCTCTTACCCAAATTTCTATGGACACTTCGATGAGCGACGCGCAAAAAGAACGCCTGAGAGCATACATAGTCGAACAAGCAATCATTGCGCCAAAATTGATGGACGATCTTTCCCCTCGGGAGAAGGCCATCGCTGTGCGTATTGCTAAACTTACAGGTGGTGGAGAGTACGCCTCTTACATGGGGACGTTTACTCATATAGATTCCTTCCAAGGATTATTTTTCAATCAGCGCTACATGGAATTGCTGGCTGAACTCGGCGCCGCAGCACTATTTGGCTCAGAAATCAAAGTTCCAGACGGTTCCGGAATGCGCACTCTGAACGACGTTGAGAAAAAAGTGATGAGCAAGTTGTTGAAGTGGCTATGGCCAGAAGGTGAGTTAACGCTGTGACCGCGCGAGAGAAACATGTCAAATTTATTGAAGACATCCTTGGAGTTCCTTTCCGCGATGCACAGAAGAGTCACAGTCGTGATCAGTTGATTGGCATCTTCCGCGAACTCGAAGATGGTAAAGACCCATACAAAAAAGAACGTCGGAACATCGGCGAAGAATTGGAACGCGCTGGAATATTGATGTCATCCCCGAAAGAGATGTACCGAGACGAGAGGGACACTCAAATTTGGATGATGTTCATCACCGGCGAAGTAATGATCCCGCCGTCTGAAAGAATGGCGAAAAATTTTGACATTTTCGAATTGGCAGCCAAGCGCAACCGTATCATCGGTAACAAATAGACTAAAATAGGTACACCATGGATGAAATCGAAGTCAAGGGACCGCAGGATGTAATTCTAGACCTGCCGCAGGAGCGCATTACCGCGATCACTCGTGGTCGTGGACCCCGTCGCGGCAATTTGGAACGTCTTTTGCGCTACTGGCGCCCGATTATGAAAAAGCCGGGCGGCTTTCGTCGCTGTCGGATCATCCTTGCCGACCACCCCGAGTTGTACCCCTTGGAGCGGATCTGTGCGTGGCTGCACCATGAAACCACCGGCTTGTGGCCCAACGAGGGGTGCCATCACCCCGGCATGAAGAACTGTAAAGGCAAACTCAAGAAAAAGATTTGGACCGACAAGAACTTTGCGCGACGCATGAAAAAGCGTTTCAAAAAAGGAAAGAAGTCCCTTGACGGAGCGTACTGGGAAGATGTCGACGACATGTTTTTCGGCGACTTCCAAGAACGCAAAGAACTTGGGTTTGATGACGAACAGAATCCCGTAGTCACTGAAATGGATTACAAACACGCAATGGACGTGCTTTCCGATTTCATGGAAATGGAATCTGATTTTGTTGCCTATCTGCGTGATTACGACAACTGGGAACTTGAAGGCGAAGACGATAACGGTTCGCTACGCACTGAAGCGTTTGTGAAATCCGAGGAAGATTGCGGGTGTGACTGATGGTTGAGTCATATGTCTACGAACGCGATTTTGGTTGCGAAGCCTGTCCGCCAATCCTGATCAAGAGGACAATCCTCGCTGATCTGTCAACGAAGGTAAACCATGACCACATCCGTGGCATGGGCGCAAAATCCGAAGAAGTCGTTGAGTTCAAAGCGCTTGCGCGGCGTCTTGGTAGTCTGCGCCAATTCGAAGAGAAGCGTGTCGGTCTTTTTGGTTCAAGAAGCCGACTTGGGCAGGTCGCTCAGTCAATCGGCACTTACGCGGCCCCCGGAAATATTTCCCCAGCCCGAAGCCCAATCCGTTCCGGTATTGCCCGCGCGTTGACGCCGGGAGGACGTCGAGGCCGTGGGATCCCCGGTCGTGGACGAACTGCACGTTGCCCAGAGGGATATCAGTACGGTGGTCGGTTTACTGACAACGAGTTCACCACTTGCGGCCAGCAATTGTTTGACATGCCGAGCGATTTGGGTGAAACCATTTCACAGATTCGCCGTCGTGCCGCAGCAAGGACACCCGCGCCAGAAGGTTCAACAACTGAACCTAGGGCTATCAGTAGTGGTTCGAGTGGTCGAAGCGTGGTGAACCCTCGTGCTCCGCAGATTCCGCGCGTTGCTCAGAAAACCAATAAGCAGGCCCGCTCGAAGAGTGAAGAGCAAATCGTAAAGGGCATGAGCCCCAAGGGTGTGGAGGCTGCCCGTCTTGTTCGACGTGATGGATTTATTCTTGAGCCGGTGGTTTCAGCGCAGGTGTTGCGCACTATTCCTGATAACCGCGACATGGTCGAAGCAACATATCTCTTGACTGCGCGTAGCAAGAACGACATTGGCGGCCAAGAACTTGGGCTTTTGTCAAACACCGGCATCACCAAACTCACCTATGTGCTGCCGGGCGGCTCGACGCTGGAACTCGAAAAAGTTAGAAATTTGACGACTGGTGAGCGCCGCAAACTCGGTCGAACCGTCAACAAGGGCATCAAAACGTCTAACGACTCTGATTCGGCTGCGCGTCTCAAGTTCGTGTCCGACGAGACGGGTGATGGGATTCAGTACCGAGAGAACCTGTCTGGTGGCAAAACTATTGATCAGATCCTTTCGAGTGGCGGTAAGGCCCCCAAGAAAGCGCCTGCGCCGAAGGAAGAAACTGAGGAAGTTACTGATATCGCTCAGGCGGCGCGCATCATCCGTGACGGCGGGCCTCTTTCCGCGATCGCTCCGTCAATTTTGCAGGAAGCATTGACGAAGGCGAATATGTTCAAGCGTGACAATGGTTTGTACGAAACAAATCGTGCTGGCACATACCGCATGCAGAAGTCAAACGGCAAAGGTGACCACATTTCAGCCAGTTTTGCTGCGGAAATGCAGTCCTACCTTGGGCTTAACTCCCCCGACATCGCGCCAGTCGGCAAGGGCGACAAGAAGAATTACTTGGTCGAGGTTGCTGATAGCGTAATTGAGGGCGCAACCCTGCAAAAAGACGTCAAACTGAGCGACATTCCGACAACCGAAATGGCGTCGATGCTTGTTTCTGACATCATTTCGGATATCACCGACCGCAAGAGCAACAGTATTGCGGTGCTCAAGAAAGACGACGAAATGCTCGCATTTCCTGATATATCAAAGAGCGAACTGATTAATTTGTCGGAAGTAAGCGTTACGGAACGTACAAAAGCACGGATCCGTGACTTCCGTTCGGTCTCTGGGAACGGCCTTTACAGCAAGTATTATAGAGAGTTGAAGGAAGATCAACAAAGGCTCATGCAGCAACAGATCGCTGAACTGATTGAGCGAGCCCGCGAATTTAACTTCACAAAATTCAGAGATCGTCTTTACAGGGACGGAGAACTGAGCGGCGCCGAAAAAGTCCATCTGAACATCATCCAAAAGATCGTCGAAAATCGCGTTGACGTGCTTCGACAGAGCCGAGAGCAACTCATGGAAGTCCTCGGAGGTAAAAAGTGAAGCAGTACGCACTGGTAAAAGACACGATCACCGGAGATACATACGGTGTCGTAATCCGCGAAAACGGTTCAGAAACCTGCCTCGCTGTAAAAACCGACGCTGAAGCATGGGCAGACGGCTTCAACGACATGCACACCAAGTCGCTCGATGACGACCTGCCATACGGTGTCCGCATCGGAGATTTCCGTGGCATGACAGAAGCGGAAGAAGTCATCGTTAATGAAATGGCTTTAACCAAGCAGGACCTCCGCCTCCCCAACCGTGACGTCCTCACTTTGATCGACTCTCAACGCACAGACATTGCTACCGACCCGATTTCGGTAAAGGACGCGCCGATTGCGTTCTTTGGCGAGTCGGCGGAAAAAGCCGTCGACTACAAGGTGCGCGCTTTCATTTCAGACATGGCTCGCGGTTCCGTGCTCGCAAAAGCCCGCAACTCAAAATTGGGTATCGAGCGCAAGGGACTGGTTTTCAAGTCACGCAACAACGACCAGTATCTCCGTGAAGACCTCGCCAACATGGCCATGGGATATGGTCCGCTGCGTCGAGCAGCCAAAGATGTTTTCCACGCCAAGCAGGACATCCTTGACGATCACGACGGATACCGACTAGACGACCAATTTGATCTTCACGTGAAAGCACTTGGGCCCAAACTTGGCGGTGGCCTGCGTGCAGCCCCACGAGGAATGGCATTTGTCGACATCACTGGTCGTGTTGACGGCGACCGAGACGGAATCGTTTTCGAGGGTGTCACTGGCATGGAGCGCCCAATCATCCCTCGGTTCATCGTCCCTCAGGGCATGGCGCGCCGCGTGTCGCGGGCCCTTGAAGGTGACTCGATGGAGATTGAGAAGCGTCGCCGTGCCGGCGAGCGAGACCTCGGTATTGATCAGGCGACTCTCAACGATCGTCTGGGCAATGACGCCCGATTCTTGCAAGCGGCTCCGGGGACGCAGGGGCAGCAGTCTCGTCGCGCTACCCGCCGAACCGGACGGATTGGCGGAGGCGCTGAGTTACTGGGACCGAAAAGGAATCGACCCGGAAACGAAGATTATCCGCGCATGGATCCAGAGAGAGTGGCTCGTCTGCGCCTTGAGCGTTTCGTTCAAGAAACCAGCCCGTCTGGCCGCGCACGCCAAAACCGCATCATCAACACTCCGGGTGCTGATGGTGGCCCATCACGTCGCGCTGTTCGCGAACGTTCTGGCCGAGTTATCCCAGAACCACCGGCACGCGATAGAGGCGGAATGCGTTCACAGCGTCAATCTCAAAGGACTGACTGGACGGGCGATGGAAAGCCTTTCTATTTGCGAAATGATCCGCAGAGCGAGTTGGTCGCAAAGCGTCGCGATGAGTTTGGGCGCCTCGAAGAAATCTACAGGAACACCGAGACTGGAAAATTCTTTGGACGGCAAACGGGATTTTCTGATTACGACACTGAAGGGATTTCCATCCGTGATGGCGACAAACGGCAGTTTGACACAGCGGAAGAAGTTCAACGAGTCGCAGAAGCCGACAGTCTTTCGCAGTTCAATGGGAGTAATGGACTGCGTTCACAGCGTGCCACTGGAGACGACATTCGGGCAACGCTCTCTCGTATTGATAAAGCCGAAGGCGGCTATGCCTCTCTTGGCGATGACTTGTTTGACAACATCAGGTTTGCTGCCGACTACCTCGACGGCAACACGGACGCAAACTCAGACGACGCTTTTGATTTCCTTTTGGCTGCCCTTACCGGTGTCAGAGACAACAAAGACATCAAGCCAAAGGATCGTAGAGAGTTAGAAAAGCAGATCAACGACGCTCTTAGACGGCACTCTATGCTGCAGCCAAAGATGGGTGGAATGCGTTCACGCCGATCAGAAAACGAAGATGGATCGGTTCCCGAAGGCGATTTCGTAGATATCGACTTGACGATGGAAGAAGTCGGCTACTTGTCCGACATTGTCGACAGCATCCGTGACGACATCGCAGCGGCTAACGACTCTGAAGCCGACGAACTGTGGCAAGAGTTTTCCGACGCAATCGAAGATGCTGCTGCCGGAGTTGACGTTGTTCGTCTCGACCGCGCTGACGCGGAACGACTTCGCGAAATGCTCGAAGATCTTTACACCGCAGAAGTCGAACAAGGCAACCCATCCCCAGAAGAGGGCGACGTTCTAGACCTTCTAGGACGCGCAATCGACTCACCCGATGGCGTGTGGGTTTCCCCTTCAATCGAAGACAATGGTGGCACCCGCCTCTCGACCGGAGGCATGGGTAGTAGAAGGCGTGTCCGGGCAGGTGAATCCTTCGGACCAGAAGCCCGCTACAACGTTGAGGAAATCGACGGAGACCGCGCGCTCGTCTACGACAACATGAACCGCACGTCGGAGTGGCGCGACCTTGACACAATTTCCCCCGATGACACACCATCCCGATTCGAAGGTGGCGGTGGTTTGGCTTCACGCCGAATGACCCCAGAACAGATGGCGGAAAAACGGAACGAGATGGAGCGTGACCTGCGCTCCCGTGCAGCACGCGAACTGGGCGTCAGCGATGAAGAGTACGCCGAGATGGAGAAATACATCGACGATCTCCCGTTCGATGACGACTCCGCTGAATGGCCGGGCGAGATCGAAGACGCCGGCGAATCGCGTGGAGGGCCAACCGGACAGCGCACGTCATGGGGCGCCCGCGTCAGCGAAAGCGACGAAGTCAGAGAAGGCATTTTCCCTGACGGGCCAATGGAGGGATCGCGCTGGACATTCAACCGCAACGAGTTTTATTCGGAAGATACTTTCGACGATCCGGGCGAGTCTCTTGAAGGAACTCAGACGCTGACCGTGGACACGCCTAACGGCACCCGCATTACTTACAGCAGCGGCCTTGAAGACGCACCGTCAATTGAACGAGTGCAGAAAATCAGCGGAAATGGCGGTCTTCGGGCCAGCCGTGGAGGCGGAGATACTGCGAACTCGCTCGCCCCTAGCCAGCCTTCAAGCAACCCGAAAACTTATGGAACATACATCCCGAAATCGATGAAGGATGTCCGTAAGGATTTGCAGATGCTGGCCGCGAACGGCTGGGTTTGGCAAGGTCCGGTAAATGGCAACATCAGGTTTGCTCCGCCTGACCGTTTCTATGAATGGGCGAAACGCCAACCTGACTCATGGAAGCAGCAATTCGGTGAGCGCCTTATGCGTGGCGGGATTGTTCCGCGCGAATTCGGGCTTCATCCGAAGCAGGGCAACAACCAGTCAGTCATTCGTGAACTCAAGAAGCGCGTCGAAAAGGTTTATGGCGAAGGCGCTTGGGCTGACATGCAGAAGAACGCCAAGAATGATGGCATCGGCAAGGTTGGCAACGTGCCATCAGTTGTGTCATCTGGTGGCGGCATGCAAAGTGCACGCGGTGGCCGTTCACGAATTCGTGGCGCACAGGACGAAATCACCGGCGCATCCGGACTTGGAGGCGGCATGCGTGCTGGCCGTCGCCGCTTCGGCTCCGGTCGTAACGGCATCAAGAAAGTTGATGACCGTGACGGCAAGATCATGGAGCAGTTGACGCCGGAACAACGCGAAAAAATGATCGAAGCGATCAAGGAGCGCGAAGGCCAGTTGGCTTGGGCGATGACACAAAACGGCCTGTTCCGCCCCATCCGCAACACGATGGAAGACGATGGGCGCTACGAAGGCATGTCTCTCGATGAAAGAAAGCGTGTCCCTATCGACACAGACTTGATTCCTCGCATGCAGCAGCGGCTTGACGACGCGCTTCGTGATGGCGACATCACCGAGGAGGCCCATGCGGCTTTCCAGAAACAGTTGAACGACATCAAGACGCTCAACAACATGCGTGAATCGAACAAGTTTGATTTCATCGAGCACCTCCACGAACCTTCTCGCAAGGAAATCGTGAAGCGGGCACGATCCAAAGATAAGAGCATCCCAACTCTTGCCGCTTTGGACGGTGCCGGCGAGTCAACGTTCTTCAACGAAGAGGCGTTTGGTTCTGCTCAGGGTGCGGCCGAGACCGTGTCTGAGCGAGCAGCCCGTCGCCGTGGCAAGCGTCGCCGTCCTCTTTTCGACCGTCTCCTTGACCCAGACCCCAGCAGGGCGCAGCGTAGAGCAAACCGTCGTGCCCGCCGTCAGGGACGTGGTGGACGTCGAGCCACCGATGTGGACCTCGCTGAAACAATTCGTTTGCGTCGCCGGCTTGCCCGTCAGATGCGTCGTTTGCGTCGACGTCTGCGTGGTGAAAGGAACGAGAAGTCGATTCGCGAGGCTCTTGAAGCGAAGCGTTCAGCACACCCGTTGAAGCGCGACAAACTCGGCCGTCCAGTCGTTGACGCAGAATTCCTCAAGCACATGTCCAGCCTGAAGCGCCTCAAGGACGAACGCGATCGTGGTGAGCGGAACAGCGAAACGAAGGACGATTTCCTTCGTGACCTGTGGGAAAACGGCAACATGAACGCACTCCCCGAAATCCTTTCAGAAGACGAGGTGCAAGCACTCCTCGATGCAGGCTGGAAGCCACTTCACCGTGGTGTTGGGCCAGACGGAACAGCCAACCAGTACTCCGATGCTTACCGTGAAGACCGCGACTCTCGCTTCATTTCAGACCCGCATCGACGCGCCTACGGCACCGGTGAATATTGGGCTCCTGAAGGAAGCGGACACTGGGGTGGATACGGCAAAGGCATGGTCGGGTTCGTCGACCCCAACGGACGAAAGATCAGCGGCCGAGACATCGAAAGCATCAAAGACAAGCACAACACTCTCCGCAAGGAACTGTCTGCTCTGATGGCCGAATTGGGAGATGGCGCGCTGAAAGGCGAAGATCCCGCAAACGCCGTCACTCAGATTCGTACCCGCATCAAAGAAGCGGAAGAGCGTCTTGGAGTCGCTGGTCTTTTGGAAAGCGAAATGGGTCAGATTTATAGCCAGTGGCTAGACATGTATGCCGGAATGAAGCCGGATGATGCTGGCCGATCCGACGCATGGGATTCGTTCGAGTACCTCCAAGACCTCACCCGTCTCGACTCTGGCTATTACGCCGCATTCCTTGGCTACGACTATGTCGAGCACAACGGCGTAACCCTCGTACACAACCGTGGAACGGTTGCTGTGGCTGATACCGCTAGCGCAATCAGCGGCGGAGAAGCCAGCCAGATGTTGAGCAAGGCCAAAGAGGGCGATGGGGTTAAGTTCCCATAAGTTAGGATTTAAGCATGGCTGAAGAAAAAGACCCCACAGCGTTTGCAGAGATGCACAACAAGATGTCTCTGGTCGCCTCGTACCCTCCGTTCTCACTCGATGAGGACGTTCATAAAGATTTCCTTATGAAGGTGCGTGAGGCTGAGAGCGTCGAAGACTTCGAGAAAATCGGTGAGGAGTTCGCCGAGGAAATCGAAGATGCCGAGATGTACCAGAAGCGTTATGGGACAACGGTTGAAGGTGCTTTCGAGGCGCAGCAGGCCGCAGCGGAACTTGCCGACATGTCCATGGGAGACGACAATCTCGTCGTTATCGCACCACAGTTTTTGAGCCAGTACAAGGACTGACATGTCAGGGGAGGCCAAGGACAAGGCTTCCGCTTTGCGGAGAGCACAAGAACTTGGCTGTTCTGGCGCGCACAAGCACCCCGACGGCGGCTGGATGGCGTGCGAAACCCACGAAGAATACGAACGCCTTGAGGCTGAGGAAGAACGGGAAGAAAAATCGGTTCTTTCCCGAATGCATGATTTCCAAAGCGTCCGTGAACGCAAAGGCCGTCGCAAAAAGAAGAAAAACAAGAAGACGTGGGAAAAACTTGGCGAACGCGGAGTTGCGTCGATTGACACCATCCCCGGCGGAGGCCTTGTTTCTGGATCCGTAGGCAAAGCGGCTTCAGCCATCCCACACGAAGGCGACGAAGATGTTTTCACCGACATCAGATCCGCACGCAGGCGCGCCCGCCAATTGGGATGCATTGGTGTCGCTCGGCGTCGTTCACGAAACGGAACAACTGTCTGGACGCCGTGCAGCAACATCACCGACTACGCACGCCGGACAGGGACTACTGCTCTGGGACGTCGTTATCAGGCGAGGTTGGCTCGTCAAGAAGCGCGCCGTCTCGTTGAAGAAGAGTTCCTGAGGACGCGCAAGCGTTACAAACGCAAGGTTTCCCTGCACGAAGAACTCAATGGCAAATCGTTGGGTCGGCGGGCTCAACGCTTCGATCCGAATGCTGTTGATGGTGACAACGACGGCATGGTTCAGGACGGAAGCGCTTTCCAGCGTCCTGTGACCCCAAAGGCTCCAAGTGCTTTCGATCTGAAAAAGCACACGAAATTGTGGAACTCGGTGCTTCAAGACGATCCGGGTTACATGCGTGAAGCACCCGCGTCTGTCCTTTCAGGGATCACCCCAGAAAACCGGGCTCGCTTCGCCGAAATTCAGGACGGAATGCGGCACTCGCGTATCGGTGCTGGTGGACGAACCGCTGCAAAGAAAATCTTGGACAAAGTCGAACCGCAGCACCGCAACAAGCCACCCGGATCACGAAAAGTGCATTTTGTCGGCGGAACAACAGGTGCTGGAAAAACCACGTTGATGGAAGACGGAACGCTGAACGTTCCCGATTCGAATGCGGCTGCCGTTATTGATCCCGACGAGATCAAGAAAGGTCTAGAGGGCTACGACAACGGTCGAGGCGCCAGTTTGGTGCATGAAGCATCACGTCAAGCAACTGACAAAACCATGGATTCCGCACGGGATTTAGGCACTGACATCGTTGTGACTGGCACCGGTAAGCGTACTGAGCACTTGCAGTGGGCACGCAATAACGGATACAGCACTGCTGGCCATTTTGTGTACATCCCAGATGACGTTGCCGACAAACGTCTTGCCGAACGCAACGCTAGAAACAGGGAACAAGGCGGACCTGTTCTTCCCGGCCATTTCGGTAGCCAAATCGCAGGAGAAATGCGTGCAATCGTTCCGCGCCAGATCACCAGCGGGCTATATGACGAATTTTACTTGTGGAACAACAACGTTCAACCACCCTCACTGATTGCAAAACGCACCCCTGATGGCGAGTTCGAAATCAATGACGATGAGGCATTTTCTGCCTTCTTTGGAGCCCGTGGGGCCCAACAAGTGCTGGGATATTGGCAATCTCAGTCCAGAACACCCGAAAATTAAATACCCAAAAAAGTACGGTTGTTCCCATACATAACACTGACATGTTGTAAATTAGATGTGATAGGGCGGGTGCTTACCTAGCGCTGTAAAACCATCCATCTTTAAAAATCTTCATCACAGGGAGAAGATCAACATGGCAGATACCAGCCGCATCAAGGAGTTGCAGTCCGCGCTCCAAGAGAAGACCGCCGAAAACAAGGCGATCGCCGATTCGTTCAAGGTCGAGGAAGGCGTGGTCGTCGTTGACGCCGCGCAGAAGTCCGCTTTCGACCAGAACATGAAGGACATCAAGGAAATCAAGAGCCTCATCGCTGGCCTTGAGAGCCTCAACGAGGTCGACCAGTGGGGTTCCTCGCAGGCCGACGAGAGCGTTGCCGCCAAGGCTGCCGCTTTCGAGTCGGTTCGCGAAGAGGTCGCTCACAAGTTCGGCACCGTGGGCGAGGCCTTCCTTGAGTCGGAAGAGTTCAAGAGCCTTCAGGGCGGCAAGAACGGTGCGAACATGCACTCGCCGTTCCAGTACAAGGGTGCTCTCACCACCGCTAACGGTTACAACGTCAAGGACATCTACTCGGCCATGCCTTCCGGCACCCCGGGTCAGTTTGGTTCGATCCAGCGCGATCCGATCGTGATCCCGCCGCAGCGCACCAAGCGCGTCCGTGACCTGTTCCCGGTTCGCACCACCTCGGCTGCGATCATCGAGTACTTCCGCATGACCGGCTTCACCAACAACGCGGCGACCGTCGCGGAGCGTGGCACTGAGGGTGGCAACCCCGTCTTCGGCGCCAAGCCGCAGTCGACGATGACCTTCGAGGGCGTGCAGGCCCCCGTTCGGACCATCGCGCACTGGGAGGCTGCTCACCGCAACGTGCTCGCCGACGAGCCGCAGTTGCGTTCGATCATCGACAACGAGTTGATGTACGGCCTCCGTCTTCAGGAGGACGCTCAGATCCTCGACGGTGACGGCACTGGTGAGAACCTGACCGGCGTCCTTCAGACCACGGGCATCCAGACCTATGACTGGAGCGACGGCGCTCTGACCCCGGTTCCGGACACCAAGGCTGACGCGATTCGTCGCGCCGCTACCCTCGCGTTCCTCGCCTACTACGAGCCGACCGGTGTCGTTCTTCACCCGAACGACTGGGAGGACATCGAGTTGACGAAGGACAGCAACGGCCAGTACCTCGTCGCCGTGTCGGTCGCCCTTGGTGGCGAGCCTCGCGTGTGGCGCATGCCGGTCGTCGAGACCCCGGCCATCAGCGAGGGCACCGCTCTCGTCGGTGCGTTCGGTACCGGCGCCCAGTTGTACGACCGTGAGCAGGCGAACATCCGGATCTCCGAGCAGCACTCGGACTTCTTCGTTCGCAACGCGATCGTCGTGCTCGCTGAGCAGCGTCTGGCCCTCGCGGTCAAGCGTCCGGAGGCCTTCGTGAAGATTGACTTCACCAACGGCGGCCCGGTCGCTCCCTGATCTAGGGAACATACTTGGCGGTGAATAACCGCTACGGATCAGCCCCCGGGGTAAAACCCGGGGGCTTTTCCTTTGTGTAAAATAGTGTTGTGGCAAAGAACAGCAACGCCGACAACGATTACTGGGAAGAGTACCGCCGATACGGCAAAGATTTCCGTGGCTCAGCAGAAGAACTCGAAGATCTTGCAACCGAGGATGACAAGCACGTCAGAATTGAAAGAAAAAAGCAAGCGCTTCGATACGTAGATGAATCAGGAAACTGATGTTCACGTACAGAGCCAAAGTTGAGCGTGTCGTAGACGGAGATACTGTTGATTTGATTCTCGACCTCGGCTTTGACATTCATTACTCTTGCCGGGTCCGTCTCCTCGGAGTTAATGCTCCAGAATCCCGCACCAAAGACCTTAAAGAAAAAGAAAAAGGTTTAGCCGCAAAAGCATACGTGCAGGACTGGTTTGATGGCCACCCAGAGGTTTACGTACAGACGTACAAAGATGCAAAGGGAAAGTACGGGCGGATCCTCGCAAATATTTTCGCCGACATGAGCCTAGAAGTCTGCCTCAACGAACAACTCGTTGACAGCGGCCACGCAGTTGAGTACTTTGGCGGCAAGCGATAATGAGCGACACTCCCGGCTGGTGGGTTGATCCCAGCGACATGGAGTGGGAGTTGGACGGAACGCCGAAAAAGGCGATCATGATTAAACGGCTACGAGAAAACGTGAAAATTATCTCGCTGATGCCGTTGACCTCCGACGTATACGGGTGCTACCCATGCGAGGTCTACTGGATAGATGGCCCTGAGTGCTGGTCTTGCGGTGAACAAGGAATTCTTCTTGCCACCGCACAGACCAAACCACAGATGGTGAAAGACGCCCACCGAACTATTTGATCGGGCACGCTCCCGTCGCACAATCGTCCATAACCACCTCATCAGTGAACGACGACTGCACCAACGGAACGGTGAAATCGATCTTCGACAGCATCTTCTGATACTCCTCCTCAGTGCACTCCTCGTACGGAGGCATCGGGAAGTTGTGATCGGAGTGAAGCAAGAACGACACCGACTTCAAGCCGTTCGTATAGTTCTTGGACAGCCACTCTTTGATCTCATCCAGTTCGTGCAAGCGGTAGTAGACAGTCACGGACACAGCGTTATCTGCCCACTCCGTCTGCATACGCTTGACCCACTCCAACTGGTCCACAGCCGTCATATCGGCGGCCAGAACGGCGTCTGCTGGCGATTCACAGGGGAATTCGACAACATACCGGGTGCGGTCTTCACGACCATCAATACCCACATCGAACTGGACGTTGTAGCCACGACGACGACATGCATCAACAAGCGGATCAGAGGAACCGAACCGAACTCGGCGGATGTAGTGGCGGGCGAACGCAGGATGCACGCCCGGGGTAACACCCGGAAGAAGAGCCAACGTCCCTGAAGGCTGAACGGTTGTCAAGCGGACGCTTTCCGGGAAATCGTGTTCTGTCGAATACTTCTCATCCAACTCACGCAGAGCAACATACGTCGGGTCCATCCACGACAACTGCTCGGTCGAAGCCTGCAGAACGCCTGTGATTGACTGCCCCAAGCGAGCGTTCTTGCGAACAATTTTCGTTGTCTTCTCGTAAGGGTATTCGAGACGGGTGATCTGCTTTTGGCACATGTAAAGAAGACGGGAAATCTCTTTCATCTGCTTCAATGACTCGACGTTTGGCAAGAAAATCGTTGAGAGGTTGCAAGATTCACCATCCCCCAGCGCGATCTCCGCACAAGGGTTGTAGCCCTCAATGGAGTTGTCTGTGCGCTTCTCTCCGAGACGCCCGTACCTGCGGGCCAACTTGCGGTTAACGAGGCCGTAGGGCTCTCCAGAGCCGTCGTAGCCGCCCCAGACTTCGGGCATGATCTCGTCCCACGAGTCGGCATAAATCGAGTTGTTCGAGTTGGCGCGCCACGCTGGAATCTCACCGCTCGCCCAGTTCTTGGCTCGAAGGAACAACACGTCGTCAGGGTCACCAATTGCGATCTGCGCTGAACGGCGAGAAGAACCAGAGACAACGATACGACCGATGATGTTGCAAATATCGAGCACGTCGATTGAACGCAACTTTTTGCCAGCCCGATTTTCCAGCACTTTGCAGATGTCTTCGATACCGTCGATGAGGGCGCCCGGACCTGACGCTGTGCCGCCGAACTTCTTCAACGGAGCGCCGTACTCACGGATGAGCAAAGTGGAGTAAGAGAACGATTTGCCCGTGTAGAAGTACGACTTCAGCACGGAGTGAACGAGACGTGACCAGCCCTGACGAGAGTCGGGGACGATGATGTCAGCGTCGTTCGTTTTTTCATGAGTGATGCTGACCCCAGACTTCACCTTGGGCAGTTCGTGGATTTTGGATCGCTCCACAGAGAACCCGACGCCCCCACCGAGCATGAGATGGTCGAACAGGAATTCAAAGTCTTCGATGGTCTCAATGTTGATGAAGTAGCAGTTGTTCAGCGACGCAGCATTGAACTGCTGAACCAGAGGTGTTCCCAATTGCCAGAGGGCGCGACCAGAGAACGAGCAGCGCAGGTTGAACATGTGGTCGAAAAGTGTTTCGGCTTCCTTCTGGGTGTATGGAACGCCGATTTCGATGGCGCCGTTGATGACACGTTGGACTGTCTCGGGCCATGTCTCGATCTCGCCGTTTTCCTTAGGGCGAGAATAGGTACGCAGGTAAACGATTTCACCCATTCCATTGAAACCCCACGGGGGCGTCTTTAGGGCGTAAGAGGCTACAAATTCATCAGTAAGCAGGGTCATTGGGTGCTCCGTTTGTTTAAATTGGTTTGCCGGGTCCGTTTGCAGCACCCGTTAGAAGATTGTAGCGCGTCGCAAAATACTGAAAGCGTTAAGCCAATCCTAGATTTCGCGCTTCCTCCAGAGGAATGTGCTTTCCGGCAGGATATTTGAGGACTTTAGTTTTTGTGAATGGGGTTATTTGTTTTTCTTCCCAGATGTCCTCCTCCACCAGAAATGTTTGAGTCCCCACAAGTGACTCGATCTCGTTAAATCCGGCAATGTGATCTGGCGGTCCAAGTTCGCCAGCGCAGTTGCCGTTTGGTTCTCCGCAAACCGGGCACGGTTCGCCGGTGGCTCGTGACACACGGATTTCACGACCGCCGACCCAAACTGTGTCAGCGCGACGCCCGATGCCAAAACCCCCGTCAAAACCAATCATTCCCCCATCGTACACCATCGGTGTTACATGAAAATTTGCGTATTGAAGCCGTTTTCTCCGAGCGCTTCAAGAATTCTGAACCGCTCATCTTCGTCCGGATCTTCGTAATCCGCACGCAGCGACATGGCCATCATAGCGGGGAACGGCGAGTCGCGCAAAATTTTCCCAACTCCGCGTGTGTAGGCAAGGCTATCTGCCCACAAAATGAATTTATCGGCTAGATACTGATAAGGTGCACTTATTAATGTTGCTTCAGGATCATAACCATCGGGCAGTGTCACGTGCGTTACCGTGAGGCATTCAGCGATGTTCGGGTCACCGGCAGCAAACGACTCGGCCATCGTTTTCGTCCTTGGGATCTCCGGCGTTTTGTTATGATAACCCTCGGCCACCATCGTTAGTTCATCGCAACCAAAGTAAGCACCCATCACATGAAGCGCACCCGACGAGATAGAAAACCTCTCCTCAATCGAGTTTTTCATTCGATCCCGCTTCATCTGAACAATCATTGCCAGACGATCGTCAATCCATCCGATAAAATTAAAAGGAACGTCTTCACCGACGCCAAATTCAGCAACCAAAGACTCCTTGGCGACCTGCGCACTAGACAGCGCAAGCGCTAACTTGGAATATGTGTCGGGGTAGAAATCCACACAAAGGAACAATAGTCGAAAAATCAAACAGGAAGATGAACCTCAAATGAGCACCAATAAGAAAAAGACGCCGGCCAAGAAGACGCCAGCCAAGAAGACCCCGGCAAAGGCCACAGCCGCGAAAAAGGCGCCTGCTAAGAAGTCACCCGCGAAGAAGGCGCCCGCCAAAAAGAACCCGCCAAAGCAAAAGCCAACCGGGCCTTACGCCGAGGCACCCAAGCCCAAGACCGCCACAGAGCCAGCACCAGCACCAGCACCAGCACCAGCCGTCGAAATTACCGAAGAAATCATCTTGGAGAAGCCGTCATGGATCGCTCGCCTCGTGACGAAGTTCAAGAAGTGAACAACGAGGACGCAGAGGAAATCATCCGTCTGGCGTCAATATTTTCCGGAGTGCCAAAACGGCAAATGACCCTTCAACGGGCGAAACGAATTCTGAAACGCCAAAAAGGTAGGTAGCGATGTTTCTGCGGGTGCAGGACGACTTCATCCCAAGCGACCTGCTGGCAGCAGTAGACGCTGACCCCACGTTTTTCCCTGACGACATGTCCGGGCACGACAACATCGGCGAATACCTAAACGAGTTCCACGATACGGAATGCGACTGCTACGCGCCGTACATGTTTTGGGACGGATGGTGGCGCTCGCCCGCAGACACGAATCGCAAAAAAGTTATCGAAGCGATTTGGTCTACCCCCGGCATCCTGCCGTATCCGATCGAAGACATCGTCGGTTTCGAATACTGGACACGCACGTTCGGTGTCGGCCAGTTCCTCGCTCCCCACTGCGACGAGGACACGTTCCTGTATGCGAGCGACAAGATTTTCCATGGACCAAAAATTGGTTGCGTCTGGTACGGAACAAGCGAAGCGACCGGCGGTTTTTTGGAACTTCACAACAGCGTCGTCCCCGAAGGCTCAGAGCAGTTGGAACGCGACGTCATCGATCAACACCTGTCGACGATTGACGAACGGGAGCGAATCAAGTACCGTCCGAACCGCCTCGTCGTTTTTGACGCCGGTCACCGGCTTCACGAAACAACAAGAACTTTGAGCGGCAAAAGGCAGGTGATGGTCATCAACGTGTGGCACAAGGACTGCCCGCCTTCCGCTCTCCAAACCGGAGATTTCTTTACCGAATGATTGACCTAGAACGCGTTTCGCTGATCGACCTCGGGATCTGGACTGGGAAAATTGATGACGTTGACCCGCTCCAGATCGCATCCGATATAAAAAACTACGCACAGACAATTGAGCAGGCATGCCCGGAGTACGGGATTATTTCCCGTGGCTTCGTTCAGTTCGAAGATCTCGTCATGCCAATCACCCCAGAAGTGGTCAAACTGCAGGAGGCCGTTCATGACCGGCTCAAACATTTGACCGGACGCGACTACATGCTTCACGATACGTGGGCAGTTGACCTCGAATACAACCAGAGCGTCATCGCCCACTCCCACCACTCAAATCTTCACCTTCACCCACACGAATTCTTCAGTGTTACTTACTACCCGCAAGTACCAGAAGGGTCAGCGGAATTGGTGTTCAATGTTGATTACTGCGCGACAATGAGTAGCACTGTCAGCGTCAAACCAGAAGTTGGCACCGTAGTCATTTTCAACTCGTTCATCCAGCACATGACATCGCGACATAAAAGCCAAGATTCTCGGCTTGTAGTCAGTATGAACTGGGGTCCGGTAGAGCCAACACTCAGTCCGAATGCCGACTGGTCGGTATACTGGGAACGACCAATCGTTGATCAGCCAAAGAAACCTGATGAAAAGCAGTAAATCCATCCATGTAAACGAGAATTTTTTGTCGAAAGACGAACTTTCTTTTTGGATGCGTTATTTTACGAAACCGGGTTTTTACAAACTGGCTGGCGAACACCTAGTTTTTGACCAACAGGCATTCCCATTGATTTTCCAAGACGTCGACGACCACGACGCGTTTTATAAAGGCGAAAGGGAATTAGTCAACCGGATTAACGAGGAAGTCGAAAACACGTTCGGCGAAAAAGTTTTATCTGACCACTCAATTTCGTTCCGCAAATGGGAAAAAGGTTTCCGCCTTGTAGAGCACAGCGACGCGTTTTACCAGCGTTACGAACTCGACTTACAAAACAAGTACCCAAACCGCCTGCCAATGGCGTTCAACGATTTCGCGACCATCTTGTACTACAACGACGACTATGAAGGTGGGGAAATTCGATTCCCGGATTGCGATTTGAAAATCAAACCGACACCCGGGATGCTGATCATGTTCCCCTGCACACATGTGCATGAAGTCCTAGAAGTAACTGCGGGAGAGCGCTTCATGAGCGCCCACTTTTGGACACGATGCAAAACTGTCGCAATGGCAATCGCCCAACCCGACATGAGCAACTGGGAGTGGATTTACCGAAACCCACAAGATGCCTTAAAAATGCTGGAACACACTGAATCCCGACCGCCAGAGGACTGACATGGATCTACGCGAGGCTTACCCTCAACTTTACATTTTCCCCAACTTCATCAGTGGAGATGAACTGTCCTTCTGGCAAAAAAATGTTCGCAATGAGGGCTTCTGGAATGAGATCCCCCCAAATGATCACCACGAACAGTTAGATCAACCGAACCATTACTCCATCAACCCTGATGCCATGCACTGGCCTCACGTTGAGCGTAAAGAGTCTGAACTGGTTGGCAAGATCAACGCTGCCGTCGAACATAAATTCGGTGAAACGTTTTTGACCAACTCGACTTGGTATTTTCGCAAGTGGGTTGCCGGCATGGAGCAGGGGTTGCACCACGACTCCGCGCACGCTGATTGGACATTGGACTTCCGCCAAAAAGACGGAGACGGACAGACGCCAGCGGCGATCGCCTTTCACGACATAGCAACAATCTTGTATTACAACGACGATTTTGATGGCGGAGAACTTTATTTTTACCGACCCGAACTGCAGATCAAGCCATCCGCCGGAATGCTCGTGATGATGCCATGCACCGACCCGTATATCCACGGCGTCAGGAAAATCCTCGGTGGTGAACGATTCATTTCCGCCCATTTTTGGACTCGGGCCAAGACCGTCGCCATGGTCCAGCACGCAGAACTGGACGACACGTGGCGCATGAAATGGCGCGACTGCCATAAGGTAGACCGGCTGGTGACAAACCCGGGCAACGAGGCTCCGGATGGATCAGAACCTCTACCGGACGACGAGTGAAAATGGTATATTTGCCGTCATGAGCGAATCAGTCGAAGATCTCCCAGCAGTCGAATCAGATCAGGTCGAGGCCGTCATGGATCTCGGCAGCCACTACCAAGGTGTGATTTTGCACACTGACGAGTGGGGCTCCTACGACATCCGATACGACAACAAGACGCTTCACGTCCTTAAGCCCGTACAGATGTTCGACGATGACGGCAATGCGCTTTTCATGTACGAGATCATCGGGCACCACACAATCGAAGAGGACCTGCCGTTCCCGCTTGACCTTCCCACGATGGAGCGCTACGCCCGCATCCTGATCACGCTCGTCAACACCGAAAAGCCCGACGAGGCGACTGAGGCCGACGAGGCATCTGAGTAATATTCGGTAGGTGACTACCGAACATCGTAAGGCCCCACGCAAGACCGTCGAGTCGATCGACCGTGTCGGCGGCTGGGGAAACGTAAAATATTTACATCATCTTGAATGCGGCCACATCGAGAGTCGCCCGCGCGCTTCGACAGCCCCAAAACTCGGGTGCGTCACATGTCTGCGTGTCAAAAATCGCCAAGAACCAGAAGGTTTACAACAAGTAAACGTCGAGGTTGTTGACTTTGGCGCTCAGATCGCCCAAGATGAAATCACCACCAACCAACTCGCTTCCCGACTGGCCAAAACACTGGGGGTCCCAACGGAAGCGATAGGTCTGCATCAAGAAATACAAGAATCTGGTAGGAGTAGCGTCCAATACGCGGTGGTCTACCTTTCAAAAGACGACATCTACCGGATCATTGGGGGACCATGACAGCAATACCCGAAGCGCCACCAACAGGAGGTGCCTGCAAAGGCCACGACGTCGAAATGTGGTTTCCTCTTCGAGACATGAAGAGGACACGCGACGTCCACCGAAAAATAGAGGAAAACATCCGCAAAGCAAAAGAAATTTGCTCCGGATGCTCAGTAAAAGACCAGTGCCTCGAATACTCGCTGCACTGGGAACCATATGGAATATGGGGTGGGCTTGACGAGTCGCAACGGCACGAGGTCCGTATAAAAAGAAACATTTTCCCTCAACGGCAAGGCATGATCAACATGCCCGGACGTGGAACAAAACGAGTGCAAAATGTTTCAACATACAAGTGAGTTCCTATCGAGATTAGACGGAGTCGTATCGTCAGCCAACGGGTGGGAAGCGCGATGCCCATGCCGACAAGATGACCGAAACCCGTCGCTTTCCGTCCACGAAAACGAAGACGGCAAGATCGTTCTTTTCTGTCATCGCAACGGTGGTTGCAACACGCCAGAAATCTGCAAATCCGTAGGCTTAGACGTCAAAGACCTATGGCCCCAATCAGACCGAATCATCGACGACAACCCATACCCGAAACAAGACCGCCCCAAACTCAAATTCGTCGCCAAATACGAATATAAAGATTCCGACGGACATCTGCTATTTGAAAAAGTCCGCTACGTAGAACCTGACGGAAAGAAAACATTTCGCCAGCGTAAACCCGACGGACAAGGCGGGTGGACATACAAACTCGGCGATACACCGAAAGTCCTATACAACCTACCTGCAGTACTAAAAGCCAAAGAAGAGGGAGACACCATCTTCCTCGTAGAAGGAGAAAAAGATGCTGACGCCCTCATCGCGCTGGGTGCTTGTGCCACGACTATGCCCGGAGGGGCAGGTAAATGGCTCGACATACACACTGAGGCTCTGTCTGGAGCAGTCGTGGACATCATCGTCGACAACGACGAACCCGGACGACGACACGCTCTCCTCGTCGCTCGACTCCTCGCAGACGCTGGCAGCGATGTTGCGGTATGGAGGTGTCCTGACCATAAAGACATCTACGACCACCTACAAGCCGGACTCCCCACCACGGACGTCGTCCAAATCGAGGTTTCCGAACTCGCTGCAGAATTTGAAGGGCAAGATGTTGTCGCTGAGGAACAGCCCGAAGACGGTGAAGAACCAGAAATTGCAGAAGAAGAACTCACCCCGCAAGAACGCGCCTTACAGAAAATTGCAGAACTCCTAGAGACAGACCGCAAACCCCAATCACTCCTACTCAAAATCGCTGACATCGCCCTCGCGGGAGATGATCAGGTTGTCGAACGAGATGAAGGCAAATTAGTCAACTGGGTTGACTTCATTGAAGAAGAAGTCGACGACTCTTACGACTGGCTGTTGCCCGGCTTGCTTGAGCGACAAGAACGAGTGATGGTGGTTGCGGCAGAGGGCGTCGGTAAAACGATGCTTGCCCGTCAAATCGCGATCTGCTCAGGCTTCGGGGTGCACCCGTTCACCTTTCAGCGGATGCCAAAAATTCGCACCCTTACAGTTGACCTCGAAAACCCAGAGCGGATTATCCGT